CCACAAGACTGTTCGTGGTGAGGCAAACCGTCGCTTCCGCGATGTGCTCAAAGAGTACATGAAGGGCGGCAATCAGGTTGAGCGCGAAGTAAAGATCTTTGAATCGGTCGATCAGTTTGACGGGTACATCAAAGAAGCATCTGCGCTTACCGGTTCTGGTTACGATGTTGGTGGCCGTACCGCTTATGACCCCGTGTTCGCTGCTAAGCGTCTTGGCAATCCGATGATGGATCTTTCGCGTATCGTCGCAACCGACGGTTCTGCTTACCAGTTCCGCGTAAAGACCGGTAACGCTGGCGCTCAATGGGGCTACACGGTTCAGAACAACGGCGCATCAACGACTGAAGCAACGTCGATTTGGCAAGTGATCCTCAAAGACTTGAACGCACAGTTCCCGATTCGTACTGCTGCGCTTGATGATATTGACGGTCTTGAGCCCAACGTTGTTGACGATATGCTGATGGAATTCCAGCAGGCAATGGCAACCTCGATGATCCAGAACAACGATCAATCGGGAACCGGAACCTCGGTATCGACGGGCGGCGCTGATGGCCTGCGCGGTTTAGACCAGTATGGCGGCGCAAATGCAACCTACACGGGCGGCACAGTTTCCGCGGCTGCTTTCGGAAGTTCTGGCACTGCAACCACAAACGGTCTGCATAGCCTCGCAACGTATGACCAGCTAACCACAAACGCAAACACTGTCGGAGCAAATAACATTGTCTATAAAGACGTTGTTAACTTCATCTACAGCTTGCCGCAGCAATATTGGACCCCGACTGCTCGCTTCATGATTAACCCAATCTTGTTGCAGGGCATCCGCGGTTTGGTTGACGATCAGAAGCGTCCGATCTACATCGACGGTCTGAGCCGTGACGATGGCATCGTTGGTAAGTTGCTTGGCTTCGATGTGGTGGTTAACAAGTACGTTGACAATCCTTCTCAGCCGACAACCGGCGCGGCAGGTACAACGAGCTATTACCCAATGTACTTTGCTGACTTCCAGCAGTTCCATACCATCGTTATGCGCTTAAGCATGGTTCTGCGTCGCTACGACCAGACGCTTCCAGGCTCGATCACGTTCTACGGCGAGACCCGCGCAGCCACTTCTGTGCGCGATCCTAACGCTGGCGTACGTTACCGTTCCACTGGAACAGCGGCTTAATTTAAGAGGGCGAAAGCCCTCTCCCTCTATGGAGAGACTATGAAACAGGTGATTTTAGAAGGGCTTAAGCAGGCTCTCCACGAGGGCAAAGCCACGGTGAACCTCGCTGAAGCCTCAGCCCTCACGGGCTCGGGCTCCGGCGTTGGTGGCCGCGTCTACAACGAAGATGTATTTGCAAGTCTGCGTTATTGGAACCCTTTCCGGGTTTACGCTAACCAGACGATGACCTCGGATTCGGATATTCAGTTTGTTGTTAAGACTGGTAACGCTGCCAACAGTACTAACCCTTGGGGCTACACGGTCAACGCTAACTCAGGTTCGCCCAATATCGCCACAAGCATTTGGCAGCTTCCGATGCGCGTTATCAGCGCTCAGATGCCTATCCGCGCAGCAGCGATGGATGACATCAACGGTCTTGATGCTGCTTTAGCCGAAGATCTTGCGATGGAATTTAGCCAGATCGAAGCCGCGTCGATGGCTGTCAATAACGACCAAGCAGGATCAACCACCACAAGCACAGGCGCAACCAATGGTCTGCGCGGTCTTAAGATGTACGCAGGAACAGCGGGTTCTACGGCGGCTTACGGTAGTTCAGGAACGTCAATAACCAACGGTATTCACACGCTCAACACGGTCGGCTATACGCATAGCGGCGGCATTGAGTGGGAAAGCCTTGTTGATGTTGCCAACGCTCTTCCAGGCCAATTTTGGAGAATGCAAGGAACGGCGTGGATGATGCACCCCACGGCACTTCAAACCCTCCGCAAGTACACGCACGGCGGCAACTCCTATACGTTGGTTGAAACCGGCGAGGAAGGCGAAGGCCCAGGTGTCAACATCATGGGCTGGCCGGTTATTGTGAATCCGTACTTAGATGCTCCCGCTGTTGGTGCTTCTCCGATCTATCTTGCAAATTGGCCTCGATTCTTTTGGATCGTTGACCATTCAGAGATGACGCTGCAACGCATGGAGCAAACGCAACCTGGAACAATTACGGTGTACGCTGAGAAGCGTTTGGTCTCGACTGTGCGCGATGTAACCGCTGGTGTTCGTTTGATCGGAACCTAACATGCCAAGCCAACTGCAAGGTAATTTCGGAGCGGGTTCTCGTAACCCGTTCAACTACTCGAAAGTCATTCAGAGTAACCGCGATCCGGTTACCCAATGGCTTACGCTCGACGAAATCACCAACCAGCTCAATTTGTTTGCGGATGAGTCTCAAGACGAGTTTTTGTCGCAGCTTGAGCTGGCAGCTCGGATGGCAATTGAGGATTATTTAGGCGTTCCAATCTTCAATGTAACGTATCAGGCTTCCTATCTAATCTCGGGTTTGATGGCAGCTCCGGTTTCGCTAGATCTTCCTGAGGTTTCGCAAAACGGCGTGACGATCAACTGGGTCAAGTATTACAACGACCTGAACCCTCCGGTTCTCACGACGATTGCAAGCAGTCAGTATTACTACGACCCGACAGGAAACAAGTTAGTTCTTTTCGAGGTTCCTAATAACGTTAACACCTACATGACCGCTCCAATGCTTTGTCAGTACACGCTACAAGGCAGCGTCATTGGTCAGTATCCCGTGGTTAAGCAAGCGGGGCTGATGTTGCTCACGCATTTCTACAATAACCGGTCTGCGATTTCTGAGGCTAAGCAGTATCAGCTTCCGTGGGCGATTGACCAGTTGTTAAGACCATACAAAACTTTGGTGATGTGATGGTTTTACGCGTCGATCAAATCACCATCAACAATCTGACGTTTGGGCTTACTAATCTTGGCGAGCAGACAACGACAGAGACCGCATGGTTTCAGACGCGAGCAAAAACTAAGTCTGTGCATAACCGCATCCGTACGCTTGAGAAGTTTCGTCAGTACGACAACATGATTGAGTTCACCGTGAATTACACGCCCAATATGCGCACGATTTCCGATGCTCAAGAGGCTTACAGCATTTCCTTCCGCGATAAGTCTTGGCGGATCGCTGAGGTTTACGAGCATGACGATAGGCAGTGGGTAACGTTTACTTGTTACCGTAACGAACCAACGGTTGCAGTCTGATGGGCCAGAATTCAGCCGTTACTTATGCTCAAGCGATACAGGCGCAGCTAACCTCGGTTTGTACGCCCACGCCGGTGTATGCTGTGTTTAACCGCAACTTCGCAACCGAGCCGACATTCGTTACTTGGCAGCTAAGAGATGTTCATCAGCCGGTTTACACAGGGCCGCAATCGGTTAAAGGTATAGATCGACCTGTCTTTCAAGCGACAGTCTTTGCTCAGCAGATGGCGAACTGTTACTCAAAGGCTCAGCAGATTGTCGACGCGCTCCACGGCTATCAAGGAACATTTGGCGGCTTATTTTTTGTGGCAAAAGTAGACGTTGATTGGCTTTTCCACACATACGATAATGACAGCAAGCTACACCAGATTGTTTTGGATTTAACTTTAGACATTCCTTCGTGAGGTGAAAAATGGCTCTTCCCAACAAAGTTTTACCCGGCTTCAGCGCCTCGCTATATTGCCAGCCGGGGGCTGCTCCAACTCCTTTAACTACCGCAAACCTTAGCGTTTACGCTTCGACTTCAGCAATTGCCGTTTCTGGCAACTTGGTTCCAGTTGAAGCAATTCCTGCTTTTGGTCAAGACGATGCGGTTGCTAATTTCTCGGTTGCTGGCTCGCGTCAGTCTGACAAGATTCCAGTTCAATCTGCGCCAACTTCCATGACGGTTGTGGCCGCATGGAATCCAGCAGACACAAATCTTCTTTTGCTCCGCGCAGATGCTTACAACGGTACGATTGACCGTACGTTTGTAATCTCGGCGACAGATGGAACGAACATTGTTAACTACGCTTTTAATGGCCGCGTTAGTCAGTGGACGATTGATCCAGCTCCAGGCGCAGAAGCTCAGGTTACTTTTACGATTCATCCGCGAGGCAATCAATATGGCTGGTCAAACAACACTTGATGAATTAGTAGCGCTGATGGCGGAATTCAGGGGTGACCTTCATGCAATGGCAAAAGGGCATCCCTTTACCTTACAAGAGGTGGATGCCGCCCTACAGGAAGCCAGCCCCGGCGGTGCCGAAGCAGTCTGTCTTTCAGTGTTGAGAGCTCATGCAAAGAGCGAGTGATGATCTGCTGGCTTACTTAGTCACGCAAGCCCAAACTGGTTCTAAAAACTGGTTTGGGTATCCTCAACAAAGGCTTATTAACATTACTCTCTGCCATAAGATCGCAGAGAATCATGCGCCAGATATGACACCAGACGAAGTTGTAAATTATGTGATTCGTCTTAACGATCTAATCTTCAAAAAGATCGTGACCAATGGGAAAGATTGAGGTTAAGGGCTTCCGAGAGTTTGAGGATTCGCTTTTAGAATTAGCTCAAGAATT